TATGATTGACCCATTCTGAAATGTGTAGGTCATATCTACCTTGTTGAGAATACCATCGTCCCATATACCCATTTGACCCATTATATCCTTGAAATCCACGAGGATTGTGTTCTTGATGGATACTTGTGTGGAACGAGCGATTGTGATGGATATATGAGGATTTGTGATTGCTTCAATAATCAGATACTGAAGTGCTGAAATCGTTTTACTTGAACGAGAACTACCACGAAGAAAAATGTATCTATTACCCTCACTTACCCCCTCACTAATATCTTGGAATATTTTAGTTGCTTGTATATTCATAACCTCTCCAACATCTTATCAAACCATAGGTCTAAATCGTAGTATCGTGAGTTAGAACCTTTATCACCATAACCACTCTTCGTTCTATTAGGCATAATTAGAGCGTCTATTTGGTATTTTTTATCATAAAATGTAGGGGGACAATAAGCACTACCACCATCTAAATTACCATCGTTCAACATATCATCACAGACAAGTAAGTTGGGGGTAAATCTACCTTGAGGGTTTGTTTCATAATCAGGACTACCATTTCCCCCACTTTGATATTCTGTCTCAAAAATATTACAGGTTCGTTTTCCTGCGTGTGTTGTGTCGTTTCCAACAAATGGTATTCTACAATCGTCTAACCACATTACCCCCTTACTATATCTCATTTCTTAAAAAACTTGATAAGTTCATCTCTGTCTATCTCACATCTTTCTTGTGCTATGTCCATATACTCTTGTTCTCTTTCAATACCAACGAAACTACGACCCATCAGTTTTGATGCTATACCCGTTGTCCCTGAACCCAAGAACGGGTCAATAACCCAATCACCTTCCCTTGTAAATAAGGTGATGATATACGACATTAGTTTTACTGGTTTTGTGGTGGGGTGGTTATTTTTACTTAAAGGGTGTTTCCATTCTGGTATTTCACATTTACAAATATTACCATCACCGCTCATTTCCCATTTATCACAATTATTACATCTTTTATCCATATTAGTAATTGCTCTTGGTTTTTCTTCACCACTCAATCCAAAATCCTTTTCCTTCTTTGCTGGTTTTGGAACTTGAATAAATGGATAAGTCATTTTGATATTATCAGGTAATGCCTCAAAGTTTAGGACATTATCTATGTAGGACTTTGACCCGTGTGGTTTCATACCGATAATGATATGTTCCACCGCTGGTTTGGGTTGGAAACCTAATTTGCTGCCTTCATACTTTTTAGCCAGTGCTGTTGATGGTTCTGTAATCTTTTTTGTATCCCCGTGTCTTTCTTGTGATGAACCAATACCAAAAGTCATAGGTATTTCATCTACAATATTTGTTTTATCTAAATCAAACATAAAATCAAATCTATTATCCAATCCAAGATATTCTTTTATTTTACCATAATCTTCTGATGTTGGAACATTTAATCCTGCGGGTCTTCCTTCAAACCAACTATACCTTGTTGAACCATCAAATAAATCTTTGTCTATCTTGGTAATGCCAATACCTTTTTCAGTTCTAACTTGTTTAATATATTCACCAAGTTTAAGAGCATCAACATATTTGTCTCCACCTCTTTTATCAATCATCTTACTTGTGTCTGATGCTTTTGGAAACCCTGTATGGTAAGTCCATAGGATAGGACTAAACGACATATCAAACCCCGCATCTTCCAAGTCCTTTATCATACGATACAAGACATCACTCCTTGGAGAGGACATAACTGCGATGAATGAACCAGGTTTTAATACCCTATAACACTCCGTCCATATTTCTTTATCAGGTAATACCTTATCCCAACTCTTTCCCATAAACTCTATCCCGTATGGTGGGTCGGTTGCTAATAGGTCAATAGACCCGTCTGTTATTGTTTTTAAGACATCTTTGCTGTCTCCAAGTAATAAGTGTTGTTCTATCATATTATTTTTCTTTATCCTCGTCTATAACTTTTGGGGGGATTATATCTACTATGATTTTATTATCAGAGATTTTTTCACCACCACTTGTAATATCCACTTTTTGTTCTGATGGTCTCCAATCACTACGATAAACATTTTCCATATAGTATTTCCAAAACTGCGAATTCAGATTCTTTGATTTCCCGTCCTCAAATGCTTCAATCCCCCTATCTATCCACCACTGCTGCGAAAGTTCAAGAGACATCTTTATAGTGTCCAAAAACTCGGGGTCTCTATCCATTAGTTTATACATCGTATCCCTTGAGATTTTCAAGTAGTTTGCAAAGTGAAGTTTGTTTCTCCCCCTACTTCCGAGTTCTATAATATCCTGTTTCCAAGACGAGGGAACTTTACCACGATGAACTAACGCTTGTAGTGTAGTGTATTTTGGTCTCCCTCCTTTATTCTTTTCTTCCATACTTTATAAATATAGTTTATAGGTGAAAAAAATAACCCCCACTTTTTAGGGTGAGGGATTTGTTTATTCTTTGTTGAGTAGTTTTTTTACTCTCTCTATGGATTCAAGACACTCACGGGTAAGGTCATCAACTTCAGGGAAGTATTCGTCATAGAACTCTGATTCTAATCCTTTATCCACGATGAACTCTCTCATCTTATAATGTAGTGTCTTATGGAAGTCGTGTCTGATTTTTAGTTCGTCCATTTCTTGTTTTGGAATCATTTTGTAAAGTCCTTCTTTCATATCATATTTTTTTTAGTTTTTATTTTCAATATCAAGTATAATGTTTTCCAACTCTTCTCGTAATGTGGTTCTCTGACTTGGATAGACAGGTAGGGTCATTTCGTGTATTTCGTCTGTGTGTATCATAGTATTTCCTTACCCTTTTGTTTTCCTTTTAGGTATTCATCTACTTTTTCTAATCGGTCTCCAAGTTCTTTGGAATATCCATTTTCTACATATTCCTCTACCACTCGTGAAATACCACAGAGGTCTTTGAGTTCAAGACAATACCCACAGGTATTACTCCATTCTAATACCAACTTGAGAGTTGATTGTGCTACTATTTGTTGTTCTTTTGTTCGTGCCATTTTGTTTGAGTTATTTATTATTTTCTTTAGGTGTCTTGAAACCTGCGTTGATTGCTGCTTGGTTCAATCTCTTTACTAATCTTTGTTGTTGTTCGTTCAATTGCTTGAGTTCTTTTTTAGTCATTTTGTTTCGTGTTATTTAGTTATACATCAAATATAGGTGTAGTTTGTGTTTCGTCAAGTCCCCATAGGGACTTTTTTTATAATAGGGTGGAAAATATTTTCACACCCACTCACAAACTAAAACAACTTACGGATAAGTTTTCCCAAAATCTCTGTTAGGGTAAGTTCTCTATCCACAGACACATAGACCTTTTGTATTTCTTTCTGAACTGGTTTCTTATCCATCTCTATTTCTATCTTGGAAATAAAACTACGACTATTGGGATTCCATCTCTTACCAGTTCTAATGAGATTGATATGTTCCCTTGAAACATTATACATAATAGCAATCTCCCTGTCCTTTAGGGTAGTGTTCTCAAATAAAGTTTTGATTTGAGAGACCTGTTGTTCGTCTAACTTATACGCCCCCACCATCACTATCAAATGTTTCTATTGGTCTTTTTTTAGAGTCCTCACAATCACAATCTGTGGTCTCAAAGTCATACGCCTCGTATAGACCAACTAAACGGGTCATACCGACCTCAAACTGATAATCTCCCCATAGGTCTTGGAATATATCATTCGCTCCTTCACCTTTATCTATTCTTTCTTGAAATACAGCCCACGCCTCATCGTTGAGTGTGGTGGTGAGTTCTGTATTCCCGATGGGTTGTGCCCAAAATCTAATCTGTTTCATATTATCGTTTTTATAGTATAAATATATCAAATCTATAAAAAAGATAAAGGGGGGGACTTTTTACTTCTCCCCCCCTTCCATATAAACCCCCTCTAAATGCCAGTAAAGTCGGGGGTCAAAGAGCCTTCGCTCTGTTATACATTTCCAATCTCTCGGAAGGACTATTTGGATATTCACCGAGTTTCTGTTGAATGAATATATCTATCAAACCCAACTCACTATTTGCGAGACGAGTCCAACCTCCACTTTGTATTCTTTTTTCTACCCTCTGTAATGGGGTCATCTTACAACTACACATTCTATTTTACTTTTTTTATTTCTTCTATTCTTCTTCTTAAACCCCACATAAGTTCTTCGTAGTAATAACACATCTCGTAGTTTTCATTCAGTTTCTCTGTCGTTAGATTTAGGTCTATTGTCGTCATAACCTGATTAAATGTCTTGATGAAGCTTTGTGAGTTTTTATAAGATAATAATAATATTTGTTCTATCAACACATCAACTCCCATTTCTATTGCCTTTTTCCTTTGTTCTATTGGAAGTTGAAAAAGGACACTCGTGTCTAAATCTAAAATGTTTTCGGTTTTCATACAGGTTTTTTCATTTCATTTCTGAACTCCGTAAGTTCTTTGTTGAGATACTCAATCTGTTTTTCGTATCCGTCAATCTTATCCTTGAGTTCCTTGATTTCTTGTTTGAGGTCTTGGATAGTTTGACTATAAACTTCTAAAATCTCTTTTACATTCTGAATTACGATACTATCGGTCTCTGCATTGTTTTTTCTTGAACCCCAAAAATACCCCGCTAATGTTCCAACGAGTGTGAGGACTGCTTGAATCAAATATTCCATATCTATAAATATAGGTCATTTCTCATTCCCCTATTGTTTTTTCTTGTTGGTTTCTCCTTACCATATTGTTTTAGTTTTGCCTCATACCAAGCTTCCGCATTTGGATACTTATAAAACCCTATTGCGGTGAGTATCTCCTTTACAGATTCCTCCTCACTATCTATTCGTGTTTTAGTGGATTTACAAGCACGACAACCACTACACATCAAGCAGTTTCCATACGCATCAACATAGTTTTTACAACCTCTAAATCTTTCTTTGGGAAGCCAAATCTCACACTCACTACACTCATACTCCCAATCACCATTTTCATCTATCCGTTTTCTACGAACTAACATTTCATTATTATCTTCCATAATCAAAAAAAAAAAGGAGGGGGCTAAAAAAAATAAGACAGAATGTGATTAGTGTTTCTTCCTACCAAAATGGGAAAATGGTCGGAAAGCCCCCTCCGAAGTATAACACGAACAATCATAAATATAGTTTATAAAATCAAAAAATCCACTTCATCAAGATTACTATCTTCACTTTTTTTATCCTCAAGTCCGAGTTCTACAAACATAGATTCGTTGAAAACCATAAGGGAGGGAAACTTCTTAAAGTAGGTCTGTGCTGACTGAACTGCGTCCTTACCTCTTGAGAGATGGAAATAAGACACCAGACGAAAGAACTTCGGTATGGTGATGTCCTTGTATTCCAAGTGTAGAGAAGTCATCAGAGAATCAAAATCTGATAGGTTTGCGACCATACCTGTCGTGAATGCCTTGAGTGAGATTTTACTTCCGTCTTGAGAGTATCGGATTTTCACTCCTTTTTCATTCACAAACTCACGAACTGAATCCCACATCATAGTTTGGAACTTGGGAAGTTTTCCCCCTCTATGTCTTTTATCTTTTTTCGTTGAGATGTATTCACGATATTCTGTTTCCAAGTTGGAAGACCACATCGTCAAAATCTCATATGGGTCAGTTGTTATATCTTTCATAGCATTATAAATCCAATGCGTGGGATTCTCCTCCAAGAAATCACAAAGACCGAAATAGAACGAATCCTTGATACTTTGATTTTTGTATTTGTTGAAGTGAGGTAAAACCTCCATTAGTAGTTCTTGTGTGAAGGACAATTCTGCCGCCTCAAAAGGTGCTGTGTTATAACCCATTTTATATTTGTTTTTGTTTTTTTATTTGTTCCATCGTCCAAGCGACCTTCTCTTGGTCGGTCATTTTCCTTGAAGTAGGTTTATTTTGATTTTGTTTCATTTTATCTAATCCGTCCCAATTGAATACTTTGTCTTGAAGATAATATTGAAGATGTTTCTTTGTCTTTCTTGACCTTGATAAATATAAGAAATATAAATCTACAGAATCAAACGCAACTTTCCGTTCTGTTGTATTTAGTTCAGTCCATCGTTGGTATGTGTAATCCAACCTATCGTTCTTGTCTTTGTATTTTTCAACAAGTTCAAGAAATGATTTAGGGTAAAGTGGGTGAGTGGGAGCACACTCACTAACTACTATCTTATCTTCTATCTTATAATCTATCTTATATGTGGAAACTATTTCCTCCCCTGTGGAAACTATTTCCTCCCCTATGGAAACTATTTCCTCCCCTATGGAAATATTTTCCTGTGGGGGGTGGAAGTTATTTCCACCCTGTTTTTCTGTTGGTTCTTCTAAATCACAGACATCAACAGAAATGTTTTCAAGTATAGGAATTTTTATAACTTGAATGAATCTTCTTGTTGGTGTGATGTGCGTTTTAATAAATCCCTTCTCAACGAGTAAGTTTATTTTGGTTCGTATAGTTCGGTCAGAGGTCTCAATAACCTTACCCGCATACTGATTGGAAAAACAGATAGTTTTCTTACTATCGTGTAATCCTACAATCCACGACATTAGTAAGCGTTCAATAGTA